GTTTCACTTTCTACACAACGGTTGTCGGGTAGGACGACTCTTCCGATCCTCGACTGGTGTAATATAGCAAGCCAGTCGGGAGGGAAGAGTCTGTCCACCATTGCAACCGAAATACTATCGGAAGCACTGGATAGATCAAGTGTCGCATACTGTGTATGACGACTACCCAATCTAGCTAAGACACGATGGCGCATTTGCAGCGTCTTGATGTCGTAGCCCTTCGCTCGAAGCCGCTTTCTAATCATTTCACCCAAACCATAGCTCATATATGAGCCGATTGTGGTATTGGGCATGATCGAACGAAGCGACTTAAACGTTTTGGGGACTAGCGCCAGTTTCAGGGAATCGACTTCGTGGAAGACGGACCTTTGCGGGTCACTTTCTAATTGCTTGCGCCAGTATTCTTGGACGCAATCAATATTCATCATTTCTGATGAAAACCACGAAATCTGTTCAGGGGATCCGGAGATCGGTAGCTCCCATCGAGCAGCTTCAGAAGCTTCTCGAGCGGGAATACCGACGGATGCCCGACGTCCGAACCGGCAGAGGTCACTGTGTTCATCACAGTCATAAGGTCCTAAAATAGACCTTATGTAATCCGAAGCTAGATCAAGAATAGCATTAGTTTTTGCACTAAGGCTAGACCAGTCTACTTGACGGATTCTGACTTGAGTATCCTCAAAAGACGTGATCGCCTTTTGAGTCAACTCATCATCAGTATATAGGTCCTTTTGGAACCTATACCTCTTGAGAACTGACTGAATCTGATAAGTTGCTTTGAATCGAGCAATATTATCATCTTCAAAGTCAGGTGCCGGAGCAGAATCTCGCAACTCCTGGAGGTTAAGACAGGCTAAACTCCTGTCATAACTACTGCAAAATCCAGGGTCGTTGAGATTCGTACGGAAGTCCCTGATGAGAGCTCTTGCGGTGTTCCGCATCAGCTCGTCAACAGAGTGCGGTCGCTCTGTCTTCTTCTTTGGTGACCTCATACTTTCTCCTTTTGGTTGGAGGAAGCAAACCAGCTCCTAAGTTAAGGAGCCGGTTGCCCAGAAACCATCCGTATCTGTGTCGACCAGCAGCTGTGCACCGAGCTTGTTCAGCTCAGTACAGTTAGCAGCCGACAGAGAGGGATGGACTTCCCGCTCGATCCGCATCGTATTAAATACGACGCGGCCGTCCGTAAGGACGATGGGTTGGACAAGAGTGATACTTTTCTTGTCTTTTCCATAGGAGCCTGTCTTCGAATCGAGGGTAGGCGGACGGTACTTCACCGTAGCCTGCCTTCTTGTCTGATAGTCGGCATCAGCCGGAACTATCAGATGAAGACCGTTGGGAATCGTGACGCCGTCATCGGCGAACGCGAGGGCTGAACCACCAGAAGCGGCGACTGTCGCACTGGCAAGGAGGGAAAGATTTTTCATTCCCATGATTGACCTCCTAGGTCGGTCTCATCGACGGAAACGTCTCAGACTCTCAATCAAAGGATTGAGTGAAAGAGCCGCACCATCGATGGCATGTGTCACTGAACTAAAGTTGAAGTTCAGTGGCGGTGGGGGAATGGGTTGATTGCATTGACGCTCGACGTTAGTGACCTTAACGGTTGCACCCGTCCAGTTGCCAATGTTTGCACTTGCCCCAGGCGGGATCCAGCCAGTCTTACGAATAGGACCCCCATTATAGGAGGTAATATAGGTAGACTTGCAGGTCACCCAATTTCCTTTCACGGAAATTGCAGGATCAGGCATAACCGCCTGAAGCCAATCGCCAATGGAGCAAAACCAATCAACCACAAACGAGTAGGGGACCAGCTCCCAGGCAGTCGTCACGAGGTCTCTTGAAGTAAGAGAGAAGTCGGACGCTAACTGCTGAGAGGATGTACGGTTTGCCACTTCGTACAGGACCCCGGCGTGCGCTTTGCACTCTTGTGCATCGGTTACGCCTCCGGACATGCGCCATTCAGATAAGAATGGCGGGATGTGATCCACGATCGCTCTAGACGTAGTTCGAGTCTGAGAGACCGTGGATCGGGATACGAGACGCCTCTTATACAATCTTTCTCTGAAAGATTGAGTATTCTTGATAATCTGTTGAGTATCAAGAACGAGAGGTTTCCAGCCATAACGATACTCTAGCCATGCAGATGCAGCGGCTGAAGAAGCATTATGGCTGGCTC